TACAAGAAGAAGTAGACAAGTGGCATTGGTATGACATTAAATTGTTTAACCTGTATCGTGAATCAAACTTATCAATGCGTGAGATAGCAGAAGAAACGGACATTAGTCTAACTTCTATATTCAACACATTAAAGAACTGCAAGGAAAGATTGCGAGAAGCAATTGGAGAGGACTTTCAGGATTATTTAAACGAAGATTTTGAATTAATAAAATAAATTATGGCAAAACAAACAACAAAAAAAGCACAGGGATTAGGAGATACAATCGAACAAATCACAGAAGCAACAGGAATTAAAAAATTAGTTAAGTTCATTGCTGGAGATGACTGCGGATGCGATGCACGTAAAGAGAAGTTAAACGCATTGTTTCCTTATCATAGACCTGAATGTCTAACAGAGGATGAGTACAACTATTTAAGCGAATCAAAGGTACTCGACAAAAACACGATTAAACCAAGTGAACAAGACGCAATCTTAAAGATTTACAATAGAGTATTCCACGTAAGCAGAGAACCAACATCGTGTGCAAGTTGTTTAAGAGAAATCGTTATTAAGATGCAACAAGTATTTAACGAATACACGAACGATGCCAATTCCTAAACCTAAGTCAGGAGAATCACAATCAGACTTCTTACAAAGATGTATGTCCGATAGTAAAATGGTAAGCGAGTACGACAAAGAACAAAGAGCTGCGGTTTGTAGTTCTACTTATGCAGAGAAACTTGCAGGAGAAAAGATATCGTTTGATTATGATGGTACTTTCTCAACTCAAAAGGGATTTGATAGAGCAGTTAGTTTGATTGAATCAGGTGCAGATGTTTACATCATATCAGCAAGAGAATCAAAAGACGGAATGTTAGCAAGAGCAAACAAAGCTAAGATACTTTTCTCAAAAGTTTACGCTACTGGAAGCAACAAAGCAAAAGTTGACAAAGTAAAAGAATTAGAAATATCAGTTCACTATGATAACAACCAAGAGGTAGTGAATCAACTTCCAAACGTAGGCAGACTTTTTACATAAACACGAAATGAGATACTACCTAATTGATCACGGAAAAGAAATGCTAGAAACTGCTAATGCAGTAACAGACCTACTTACTAAGCAAGGGTGTCACTATGTAGTTTATTTAACCGATGCTCACGGATTAATGTGCGTAGAAGAAATAAGCGAAAACGAATTTTTAGACCATTTTAAAAAGAACAATGCAGGTAAATAAAGTAAAGATTAGCGAGGTAAAGACGAATCCAAAGAATCCTCGTCTAATCAAAGATGATAAGTTCCGTAAATTAGTCAAGTCAATACAGGAGTTTCCTCAAATGTTAGAACTACGTCCAATAGTAGTGGATGAAAACAATATAGTCTTAGGAGGAAATATGCGTTTGAAAGCGTGTAAGGAAGCAGGATTAAAAGAAGTGTTTATTGTCAAGGCTGAGAACCTAACGGAACTACAAAAAGACGAATTTATAGTAAAAGACAACGTAGGCTTTGGAGAGTGGGACTGGGATATGTTAGCCAATGAATGGGACGTAGAAAAGATACAGGATTGGGGATTAGATTTACCAGTTGATTTAAGCGTAACAGAACTCGAAGCTGAGGAGGACGACTTTAGTGTTCCTGAAGGTGGAATAGAAACTGACATAGTTTTAGGTGACTTATTCGAGATAGGGGAACACCGTTTACTTTGTGGAGATAGTACAGACATTGATAAAGTAGAACTACTAATGAATGATCAAGAAGTTAATCTACTGACAGACCCTCCGTACGGAATCAATGCAAACAAGCAGACATTAGGAACAGGAAAGAAAAAATTTCATAGAGGGGATAATTGGGATGTTGAAGTGCCTGACTTTTATTATGTTTTAGAATTAGTAAATCAAGCAATAGTTTGGGGTGGTAATTACTTTGCTGATAAACTTCCAATTAATAATGATTGGCTATGTTGGCATAAAAAAAACGATGGATTAAGTTTTAGTGAATTTGAACTTGCTTGGACTAATCTAGGAAAGAATTGCAGAATGTTATCGCATCACTGGGGAGGAGAAACAAAAGAACATCCAACAATGAAACCGTTAAAACTAATGGAGTGGTGTATTAGCTATTTAGATGACAAACCTATATTAGATATTTTCTGCGGTTCAGGTTCTACAATGGTTGCTTCACACCAACTCAAACGCAAATGTTACGGAATGGAATTAGACCCGAAATATTGTCAAGTTATAATTGACCGAATGAAAAAGTTAGACCCAAGTTTAGTAATTAAACGCAACGGAGAAATAATTAGAAATTAATTAGAGAAATGGCAAACGAAGAAAACTTAATACCTGCGCAGAAAGGTGAGGTAAGAAATCCAAACGGAAGACCAAAGGGTGCAAAGAACCGAAGCACAATAGCTAGACAATGGTTAGAAGTAAATCAGTCTTTAAAGAATCCTTTGACAGGCGAACAAGAAACAATGTCACAGGAAGATTTGATGACGTTAGCATTGATTAAAAAGGCACGTGAAGGCGATGTAGCAGCATACAAAGCATTAATGGATTCAGGATACGGACAACCTTTACAACAAATCGAACAAACAATACTAGAGCAACCTTTATTCCCTGATGTTCACACGGACGACCTCGATAAATAAGATACTCGCTTTAAAAAAACGAATCAAAATAATTCAAGGCGGAACATCTGCAGGGAAGACATTCGGTATATTACCAATATTAATAGACAAAGCAATTAGAACAGACAACTTAGAAGTTTCGGTTGTATCTGAATCAATCCCACATTTGCGTAGGGGTGCCCTCAAAGACTTCCTGAAAATAATGAAGTGGACTAATCGTTACATAGATGGGCAGTTCAACAAGTCACTATTAAGATACGAGTTTTTAAACGGCAGCGTAATGGAGTTCTTCTCAGCAGATGACGCATCTAAACTTAGAGGGGCAAGGCGTGATATCTTATACATCAACGAGTGCAACAACGTCAGCTTTGAATCATACAACGAGCTTTCAATCCGTACAAAGAGAGAAGTATTCTTAGACTTTAATCCTGCTAATGAGTTTTGGGTACATAAGGAACTAAAAGACGAACCTGATAGCGACTTCATTATCTTAACCTACAAAGACAACGAAGCATTAGACGAATCAATTGTAAGTCAAATAGAAAAGAACCGAGATAAAGCAGCAACCTCATCTTATTGGGCAAATTGGTGGCGAGTATACGGACTAGGAGAGATAGGAAGTTTAGAAGGCGTAATCTTTGACAACTGGAAGACGATTGATAAGATACCTGCGGAAGCTAAGTTGATAGGAATAGGACTTGACTTTGGATACACGAATGATCCTACTTCTGCAATAGAGATTTACAACTACAACGGACAAAGAATAATCAATGAGATATGTTACCGTACAGGAATGGTGAACTCAGACATTGCAAACATACTACCGAATCACGTTACTATTTACGCAGACTCATCAGAACCTAAATCAATAGAAGAGATTAGACGCTTTGGAAAAATGATTAAAGGCGTTACAAAAGGAGTTGACTCAATCAAGTTTGGTATTGATGTAATGCAACGACAAGAATACTTAGTTACCAGTGCGAGTACAAACCTAATCAAAGAACTTAGAAGCTATTGTTGGGGCGTAAAGAAAGACGGTGAAAAAACGAACGTACCTATTGATCACTTCAACCACGCTATTGATGCTTTAAGATATCACGAGATGGAAACACTAGGTTTAAAAAAGAACTATGGACAATACAACATCAGATGATTTACCGATGATGCAAAGAGTAGTTGAAGACTACATCTATCAGCGTACAGGAAAACGAATTAGAATAGTATTCGATGACGTTATGATGATCCGCAGACACTTTCAAATGCTTACTGCAGCGTATGACATAATCCTTGCACAACAAAATAACAAATAAATCGTTTAATTAATATGAAGTTAGAAATCAACGTACCTTCTTCCCTAAGTGAGATTCCACTTAAACACTATCAGGACTTCTTAAAAGTTCAGGCAGATTCCAACGATGAGGAATTTGTCGCACAGAAGATGATTGAAATCTTTTGTGGTATATCCCTCAAAGATGTAGTTAAAATGAAGCTAACGAGCTTAAATGAGCTTATACAACACTTTACTAAACTATTCTCAGAGAAACCAACCTTCCAACGCACGTTTAAAATATCAGCAGCAGAAGGAGAGATTGAATTTGGCTTTATTCCCGAATTAGAGGAGATAAGTTTCGGTGAATATGTGGATCTAGAAAACCATATTACTAATTGGGACACTTACCACAAAGCAATGGCAGTTATGTATCGTCCGATTGTGAAAACACGAAAGGATAAATACGACATAATGCCTTACGAACCAAACAAAGACTTCCAAGAATTAATGAAGTTTGCTCCACTAGATGTAGTGTTAGCAAGTTCTGTTTTTTTTTGGACTTTAGGAAACGAGTTATTGCAGGCTACCCTGAACTATTTGGAGAAGGAGATGAAGAAGAACAAGAATCTTTCAACGACTTTTCAGAAACAACTCAATTTGCCAAGCGATGGGGATGGTATCAATCAGTATATGCTCTCGCTAAAGGAGAACTTACAAAGTTCGATGACGTTACCAATTACAGACTTACTAAATGTCTTACCTATCTCGTCTTCGAAAAGCAAAAAAACGATATTGAAAGAAGACAATTTGAACGCAATATGAAACGATGACAGGATTCTACGACATACTAAACAAACTAAAGATACATTTCGACAATGACGAGATTGTAAACACGGTTACTCAAGGTGATATATTTCAAGTTGATTTAAACAAACAGACTATCTTTCCATTGACTCACATAATGGTGAATAGTTCTAGCTTAGGAGATAACACACAAACGTTCAACGTATCTATTATTGCTATGGATATCGTAGATATTTCTAAAACAGAAGTAACTGATTTATTTCAAGAGAACAACAACGAACTTGACGTACTAAATACTCAGCATCACGTTTTAAACAGATGCTATCAGCAAATGCTTCACGGGAATTTATGGGATCAGCAATTTGTAGTAGAAACAGATCCTAGCTTAGAACCATTTACAGAACGATTCGAGAATTTATTAGCAGGATGGACAATGACATTCGATGTTGTAGTTCCTAACGATATGACTATTTGCAACACGGATAGTTATGCACCTTTCTGTTCACCTGCATACGTTGTAAACACGAACGCAAGTTACTCAACAAGCGTAGCAAGTGGAAGCACATTAACATTACCTGATACTACTTTAAATCTACAAATAGACGGAACACAAGTAGCAACATCAACATTCGCAACTTTAAGCAATCAAACAATTAATTTAGTATGGCAATAGACGTTAACATACCATCACAAGTAAAGAGCTACGCAAACCTAGCAGGATTCCCAGCAACAGGTAGTTTAAAAACTATCTTCATAGCAGAGGACACAAACAAAACATATCGTTGGACAGGTTCTGCTTATGTAGAGATTTCAGCAAGTCAAGCAACTGCGTGGGGAGCAATCACAGGAACACTATCAAATCAGACAGACTTACAGAACGCTTTAAACGCAAAGCAAGCTACGTTAGTTTCAGCAACCAACATAAAAACGATTAACGGAACTACTCTTTTAGGTAGTGGTGATTTAGTAGTTGGTGGCTCTTCAGCTATAACAATCGGAACTACTGCGATTACTTCGGGTACTGTTGGACGTGTGTTATTCGAGGGAACGGGGAATGTAGTTCAGGAGTCGGCGGGATTGTTTTGGGATAATACGAATGGAAGGTTGGGGATAGGTGGAACGCCTTCAACATTCAATTTAGATGTGGTAGGTACTGCGAGGGTGCAGGGGAATACGACTATTTCGCTAAATCAGAACGGAGTAACTTTAATAAATGCCTCCAACACCACAAGTGGAACTGCATCTACTGCTGAACTAAGAGCAACAACAGGAGGTGGTTTTATAGGATTAGGAAAGTATTCAGCATCAACAAATAGCTATAAATTTATTGCTTCAAGCGATTCGTATTTATATAGTGCAACTATTGGCGACATAGCAATAATAAACGACTTCGCTTCGGGTCGAATTAAGTTTGGTGCAGGTGCTTCTTCTACCGCTCAAGCAACACTATTCAGCACGGGAAACTTTGCTATAAACACCACCACAGACGCAGGGTTTAAACTTGACGTTAACGGGACTGCGAGGGTGCAAACAAGCATAGTAATAAATGGTAGTGCATCTTTATTGAGTAGCTCATTATCAATTTATCAAAATTCTACAAATAGAGCTTTTTCATTAGCCACTTCAACTACTAAAACATCGGCTGCGGAACGTATTTTATTTTCACTAAATTCCAATGATGCTACTAATCAACAAGCAATGGACTTTGGATATATTGGTGCAACACTAATTAATGATAGATATTTTTACCTTCAAACAAGTGAAAGCTCAGTAGGTTATGGTGGTGGATTAGTAATGCAACAAAATGGAGGATGGGCATCAGTTGGAAGTGCAACTCAAGTTCCTTCATCTGTATTTCATATTACATCAACCACAAAAGGTTTCTTACCGCCACGAATGACAACCACACAAAAGAACGCCATTGCTTCACCTGCTACGGGACTAATGGTGTATGATACAACTTTAAACGTAATCACTTATTACAACGGAACAACTTGGATATAAATATGGAAACACAAACAAACGGAGTAGCGATTCAACCAATCGTCTATCCACTTAACGAAGGTACTGCGACACGAATGAGCGTGTTAGTTTTGAACTTCGAAACGACTGCAACGACTTGCACAACTTATTGGCAATTACTAACCGAAGACGGAAAGCAATTAAGTCAAGGGAATTATACTCTAACTGAAGAACAATTTAAAACTTGGGGTACTGATAATTCAGTAGTGAACGAGTACGTTGCTGAAGCAATCGGAGTAGTAATCATCTAAAACACGGAGTATGTTAACATTAAACGAAGAACAAGTAAAGCAATTAGAAGCAATCTTAAGTGAGTTACCGATGAAGTTCGGAGTTCCTATCTTGAATATCTTAAACGAAGCTAGTAAACCAACCGAGCAAGAATGAGTCAATCAACCATAGCATCACCTCAGGCATTCAGTCCAGCATACAATCCTTTGAAGTTCATCATTGATTCAACCAACAAGAACAACACTGGATTCAAATACATATTCCAAGTATTCGAGGCAGGAACTGCGAACAAAATTGCGGAGTATAAAGTGCTCCCAACCTACGTTGATGGATATGGTGAGATTGATTTATCGAAGCTCCTTCAAACACAAGTATCATGGGACCTCAACACGCTGAGCACATCATGGTACAACGCACCGAATTCGAGATACCTTTACGATGTCAAAGTCGGAGAGGAGCAATTGGCTGGATACT